CCCGGATCGCATCCTGGCGGTCTGGGATCATTACCTCGGCAGCTCCGCCAAGTTTGCGGTGGAGACCGGCTACGACATCCCGACGTTCGGCCGCCTTTTCGACGGGGTGGCCCTCGCTCTCGATCAGGGGGAAGCTCATGGAGTCAATCAGCCAGTTCGTGGCCCGGGCGCAAGACGACGCTTGCCGTCGCCAGCAAGCTCGTTTGGTCCTGGAGGCCTCGTCAAGCTCTGAGTTCACGGCCGAGGGGCGCTGCGCCGAATGCCGGGCGCCCGACGGCCTCCTGCGTATCTTTCTGCGCGTCGACGAGGCGGGACGGGTATTCTGGCTCGTCTGCCCGCACCGGGCGAACCCGGCGATCTGCCGCCTCGCCCGCAATGACGCCGCCCGCGCCCGCACCGAACGAAGCCGCTGGCTCGACGCACATGGCGTGGGGGCTCGCTACCAGGGCATGGAGCTGGCGAAGGTTGCCGACGCGGCCCAGGCGGCCGTGGGTGGCTACCTGGAGCGCCTGGCGCAGCACGTGCGGGAGGGGAAGGGTTTGCTTATCAGCGGGCCCACCGGCACGGGCAAGACGGCCATCCTGGGGCTGGTGGCCGAGCGCGCCTACGAGTCGCAGATCCGCGACTGCTGGATGGTCTACTCCTACGACCTCTACGCCGCCATCTGTCGGCGTGATGACGCGGCCCGGACGAAGCTGGCGACGTGGCGGAGTTGCCGCCTACTCCTGCTCGATGAGTTCGGCGCCGCCTACGGCGCGGACTTCCCGGCGAGCGAATTCGAGGGGCTGATGGAACACCGCCAGTCCGACCAGCTTGCCACCTGCGTCACGACCAACCTGTCGCAGGCGGATCTGCGGCGCAGTCCCGAGTGGTCGCGGGTCTATGATCGCTGGCGGTCCACGTGTTGGGGCATCGAACTGGTCGGGCCGAGCAAGCGTGAAGCGCTGGAGGGAATGCCGTGAGCCGCGCCGGTGAACGAGGAGCCCGAGCATGAACCGACCGCGTAAGACGCCCGTGCCCACCGCCTACCGCGATACGTCCGTGCCCGCGAGCCGGACCCGCGATGCCATCGCCGAGCGGCTGCGGAAAGTCGGCGCTTCCGCGACCGCCTGGGAATTCGCGCAAAACGCCGACCGCCACGTCATGCGCCTGCGGTTCCAGCTGCGCGATCGGGTCTACCGCTTCGCGATCGATCTCGGGTCGGACGCGCGAGACGAGCGGCAGCGGATGCGGGCACTCTGGTGGTGCATCAAGACCGCCTGCGAGCAGGACGAGTTCGGCATTTTCCGGATGGAGACGCTGCTGCTCGCGATGACGGAGGTGATGCTGCCAGACGGCAGTCACCTCACCGTCGAGGACCTGGTGGGTGAGCAACTGGCGGCGGCACGGGTGCCGACGCTGGAGCCATTTCTGCAGCGAGCGCTGCCGGGAACGGGAAAGGGACAAACATGAAGGCGACGCTGTGCGACATCTGCGGCAAACCGCTTTCTCGCGAGGAGATCGCGGACGAGCGGCGGGGTACTTTCGTGGGGGCCCGGACCGGCCCGGACGTGGTGGTGTCCCTGGCGATCCATCGGTCCGGCGATCTGGCGCGGGCGCCGTTAGACGTCTGCTGGAACTGCCAGCGACTCGCTGCCACGAAGCTGTTGGCTTACATGGAGGAGAAGCCGTGAAGATTGAGCCGTGGATGGTGGTCGTGGACATAGTGCTGGCAGCACTCAGTGCCGTGGCGATGATGGGCGGAGTGATGATCCACAATGTTCCGGTAGCGGGGGGCGCTGCGGGCGGATTCGTCTACTTCGCGCTGACGGCGATACACGATATGTTGCGAGAGGAGAAACATGAGCGACCCTGACCGCTACACCCGTCTCATTCCCTTGGGCTTCTGGCTCGACTTGGCCGAGCGCGTGGGCGTGCCCTATGTGCCGGCGGAATTCAGTCCGCCGGTGTTGGTCGCCGAAATGGAGGCCGCGCTAGAAGCCGATGAACTCGATGGCCCGGAGCTTGCGCCGACCGTTGGAAGCGCCTACCGGTGGTTATCTGCCCAAAAGCAGGCCGCCGGCGACCAGCGCATGATGGCCCGCTGGGAGTGCTGCACCGACGACGCCGGCAAGGCGCGGGCCGCCCGAGGAGAGGGCTGGTCGCCGGCCTGGACACGCGTTGACCTCGATAGCCCCCGCGTCTTCGACTGCACGGTCGGCGAAGTCACGCGGCTCTGCGTTCGCCCCTGGGTTGACGCCCTGCGATTCGACGGCTATCCAGTCGAATTCAGAGTCTACTACGGCCCGGACGGATTCCAGGGCGTGAGCAACTATCATCCGCAGCGGTCCTTGGCGGGACTCGGGGACGTAGGCAAGTATATGGTGAAGGTCCATTGGCTCACGAGCCTACTGGCCGCACAGGACGCTTTTCCCGTCGGCTTCACCGCGGACTTTATCGTGTCTGCTGACCCCTGGGACGTACTGCTGCTGGAGGGCGGACCGCCGCACGAGTTCGACCCCGAGGGCCGACCCTCAGCGCACCCCTGCTGCTTTCCGCCAGGTCAAGTGCGCGGGTTGGCACTGGAGGAGCTCCATGATTGACTGCACGCCGCGGGGGAGGTCCACAATGGCTGACATTGAGTCGAAGGGACTGACGGGGATCGAGTTGGACCTTGGCATGGCTGCGGGATTGGCCGGATTAGTGATCGGTCTGCTGATAGGTCACGTCGTTTCTACAACGATGATAGCGGTATCCTTCCTGGTCTTCGCCCCCTGTTGCTGGATATTCCTTGGTCGCTGGCTAGACCGGCGTAGCCAGGAGGCCCCCGATGACTGACCTACCAGAAGTTCTTCGTCTGCGTCCGCTGCGGTTCGGGGATGCCGAACAGATCGCGGCATTGCGGGGATTCGACTTGCTGGAATTGGACGAACCCGACCATGACTATGAGGTGCGCCTGTTTGGGATGGCGGAAAAGATCGTCGTGGTGCGCGCCGCCGATGCCCAAGAGGCCGAGGCCATCGCGGCGGATGGTGACTACGTGCGAGATGGCGACTGGGACATTGAAGAAATCGAAGGTCAAACTGAAATGGTACGGAGGCTCTGATGCCGGAGACGTGTTCTCGCTGTGGCAAGGTGGCCGAGGTGACAGTCGGACTCGCCTTTGGTGTTGGCGGCCGTGTCGCCACTCTCTGCGTGCCCTGCTTCGAGGTCAACATGAAAGAAGTCGGCCAGACGGTCCGCCAGATTCGATCTCAACTGAACCGAAAGGAGACCTAGATTGACCGGAACCTTCGAGCAGGTAGCGATCGAGCGGTTGCGAGAAAGCCCGACGAACCCGCGCAAGCACTTCGAGCCAACGGCACTCGAAGAACTGACGCGCAGCATCGCCGCGCATGGGATGCTGAATCCGATCCTCACCCGCCCCTGGCCGTCGGGAAAAGACGGCGCCCTGGAGGTGGTCTGCGGGGCGCGCCGTCTCCGCGCCGCCCGGGCGGCCAAATTGAAATTGGTTCCCGTCCGGATCGAGCCACTCGGGGACGACCAGGTCCTCGAGACCCAGGTGATCGAGAACCTCCAGCGGGAGGACGTCCATCCATTGGATGAAGCGACTGGCTATCGCGCGCTGCTGGAGACCGGCCGCTATAGCGCCTCCGATATCGCGCAGAAGGTCGGCAAGTCCGAGCCTTACGTCTACCAGCGGCTCAAGCTCACCGACCTGGTGGAGAATGGCCAGAAGGCGTTCTGGGCGGAAAAGCTCGGGCTCTCGCAGGCGCTGCTGATCTCTCGGCTGGAGCCGGGCGATCAGGAGGCGGTGCTGAAAGACCTGAAGCGCCGCGATTATGATTGGCGGGCTCCCGAGCTGGCGGGTTGGATCGAACGCAGTTTTCTGCTGAAGTTCAAGGGCGCGGCTTTCAAGGCCGGCGACGCGACCCTGCTCCCGGAGGCCGGCGCCTGCACGACCTGCCCGAAACGCACGGGGGCCAACACGCAGCTCTTCCCCGAGGTCAAGGGCAGCGATCGCTGCACGGACCCGGCGTGCTACCGGGCGAAGCTGCAGGCCCACATCGCCGGCAAGCAGACCGAATACCAGGCGAAGGGCGAGGAGCTGCTGCCGCTGGTCCGCGGCTACGTGCCCTATGGTGAGAAGCAGCCAAAGGGCGCCCTGGACGCACACAGCTACGCCATCATCACGAAGAAGACCCGCTGCGACCACGCTCGCTCCGGGATCGTCGTCGCCGGCGACGATCCCGGCCGCGTGCTCGAGGTCTGCGTCGACCCGAAATGCAAGCAGCACCGGCCCGGCGCCGGCGGCTACCGCGACCTCCGCGATCCGAAAGAGGTCGAGGCCGAGCGCCAGCGCCAGCTCGAGCGGAAGCAGAAAATGGCGGCCTACGCGGCGGCGACCGAAGCCGTCATCTCGGAGGCCAACTCGGCGCCCCTCTTCCCGACGCAGTTGAAAAAGATCGTCGACGTGATCTCGGCCGGCGCGGTCTACCGCATCGAGGCCGATGACGCGAAGGCGATCTGCCGGGCGCTGAAGCTGGAGGCGATGAAGGGCAGCTATGGCGCCGCCGACCACCGCGCCACGCTCGCGCAGCATGCCGAGAAGTTGGAGGTGAACGACCGTGTGCTCCTGCTGCTGCGCATCGCCCTGCACGCGCTCGATCAGTCGGACTGGACCTACGGCGGCGAGAAGGCTTGCGCCGAATTCGACCGGGCCGCCGCGCTCTTCGGAGTCGACCCGCAGCAGCACCTGAAGGAGATTCGGGCCAAAGCCAAGGCCGCCGAGCGAAAGAAGAAAGTCAAAACCACCAAGCGCGCCAAGCCGCGAAAGGAGCCGAAGGGATGACCAACAAGTCCGCCGTCCGCTGCCCGAAGTTCGTGAGCGATACCGCCGGGGACCACTGCAAGTTGACCGGGGCCTCGATGCTGGAAGCCGACTGCACCGTCGAGGCCAGCCAGAGTTGCCTGCCCGGCTTGAGCCTGCGCTACGCCCAGGGCGAGCGCCAGATTCTCGCCAGCCTCGACCAGGCGACCCGCGAGGCGGTGATCGCCACCGCGAAGATAATCCGGGAGCGCGGCGTAGCCGCGAACTTGCCGGCCGAGACGATCCCACAGCCCCTCGACCTCTCCGATCCTTACGCGCTGGCCGATTCGCTGTCGCCCGAACGGTCGATAACGGACGACGAGCGCCAGCTCATCCGCAAGCTGCGCAAGGAGGGCGTGACGTTCAAGGAGATCGCGCGGCGGCTGAATCGCTCCCTGTCGACCCTACAGCGAGCGCTCAAGTGAATCTGCCCTACGACTTCCGCATTGCGACGGCGGAGGAGTCGCGCGATGTTCACATCCGCGCCTATGGCCGACAGGGCTGGCGCCTGCTGTCGCCGCTACTGCGCTGCGTCGGTGGCGACGACCTGGTGCGCTTCGCCTGCGTCCGCTGCGGCCACTGCTGCCAGATGCGCGCGGGCGAGCTGCTCAGCGAAGCGGAGGCCGTGCTGCTCGCGAACGTGGCGACGCTCTCCGGCCTGCCGCTGCCCGTCGAGGACCGCGGGCGCCGGCGCCTCCCGCGTAAGCCGGACGGTTCCTGCGCCTGGCTCGAGGGCGGCAACATCTGCCGCGTGCAGGACTGCAAGCCGGTGCTCTGCGCGCTCGGGCCCTGCGGCGCCGTGATGGACCACGAACGCAAGCTGCTGGCGGCGGCGGTGAAGGTAGCGCCGCGCCAGCGCACCTATGACCGCCGCGAGTGTCTCGGCGTGATCGGCGGGACCAAGGTCTGGAGGGTCGAGGATTGGCTCTTTGCCAACGGCGCGGAGCGCTTCGTCGGCTGGCATCAGGCCGAGTGGCTGGCCCAGTCGGCCGAGGCGCAGCCGTGAGATTCTCACATAATCATCCAAGGGTGATATTTCCGGGTCAGACAGAGCGTCGGCTCAGGCATGCCACCAAGGCAATTGCCCGCGCGCGCCAACGCGCGGGGCTATTCGCCGATGAACTCATCACTGAGACTCCAGCAGAACGGATCTCCCGCCTGGACCTAGATGCCGCCGCCTATCTGCAGCGACAGCGGGATTATGACGCGGCTGCCTGGCGGAGAGCCCGCCGCACGCTCAATGGTCTGCCAGCGGAGTTCGGCGCGGCTATCCGCAAGCGCTGGAATGAACGCAAGTGGCTTCCGGGTGCCCCCGAGTATCTGTTGGATTTGATCCGCGACGAGGTGAAGAACACCGCGGCCGAGGTGCAGCCGTGAAGTCCCTGGTGGTCGCGGCGGTGGAGGCGAGCCGTGATTGAAGTCATCGGCAGGTACATCGAAGCGCATGGCGATGGGCGGCGCTGGAAGGTCTGCAACCGCTCTCACGGTGACGTGCTCGGTGAGATCAACTGGTACGAATCGTGGCGCGCGTATATTTTCACGCCACAGCATTACACTCAGTTCTCCGCCGATTGTCTGCGCGATATCGCGGCCTTCCTGGAGCGGAAAAACGGGGAGGCGCAGCCGTGAAGTCCAAGGGGACCATCCTCTCGATCGTGCGCTGTCGCTGCTGTCATCGCATGCAGCCGATTCGCCGGGTGAAGGGCCGCCGGCGCCCGGTCGAGCTGTGGCAACTGGAGCCGCGCAGTCAGGTCGAGCCGCCCTTCGAGAGCGACCAGGAGGATTCGGGAAGAAAACGGCAGATTCCTGACGCGGATGGTGGGCTGTGAATTTCAGCGAGACTCTTTACTGGGCAGCCCTCTACTGGCGTGGACTGCTCTGCCGCATAGGCCGGCACAAACTGTTCCTGTGCGTCTACAGGACCGACGATGGCAGTACTAGGCGAATCATGGCGTGCCGACATTGTGCGTTCGAGAAAATACGTGGAGGATGGCTGAGATGACCTCCGTTCTCGCCATTGACCTCGGCCTCCAGGGAGCCATGGCACTGGTCCGCTGCGGTCTCGATGGCCCGGAGGTCGTCGCCGTGCATACCTGGCGGACGCGGACTCACAAGGGCCACCAGGACCACCATGACGTGATGCTCTGCTGGCTCAGGGACCTGCGGCCCGACGTGGTGGCAACGGAGGAGCCGATCAGCATTCCCGGGCGCCGATATGTGGGCGTGGCACAGGCGCACCAGGCGGGCGTGGTGCGCGCCCTGGCCGAGGAGCGGGGCTTCCGAGTGGTGGAGGTCCCGCGGCAGGACGAGAAGGCGGCGAGATATGCCTGGTTCATTCTGCGCGAATCCGTGGCCGAGGTTTTCGGGCGGGAAGAAGCGAAGCGCTGGTCCGGGTCGGAAGGCGAGCACGTGAAGGACGCGATGGCAATTTCACTGGCGGCGTTGGCGCGGGAGAGAGAAGGGGCCGCGCGGACATGACGAACATCATCCTGATCTCGGTGGATTCGCTCCGGGCGGATCGGCTCGGTTGCTACGGGTACGATCACCCCACGAGTCCGGAGATTGATCGGCTCGCCGCCGGCGGGGTACGTTTCATCCGGGCGATCAGCCAGGCCACCTGGACGCTGCCGTCGCACCTCAGCCTCCTCACCTCGCGGTATCCGTTCGAGTTCGGCGACACCGGCCCGGACATGCGAGCGCAACCCGAAATTCCCCACCTGCCGGAACTCCTCCGCGCAACCGGATATGCCACCGGCGCGGTGACCGGCGGCGCCTATCTCAACGCGTCCTTCGGTTTCTCCCGCGGCTTCGACTCATATGTCACGGAGCGCACCGTGGAGGGATTCGTTCACTCGGCCTGCGAATGGCTCGGCACAGCGGGGCAACGGCAACCGTTCTTCCTCTTCCTGCACACCTACGAGGTGCACGACTACAGCCTCCAGCACGGACATCATCTCGCCGAGTTCGAGTCCGGCTACGCGGGCAAGGTCCAGCCCGGCTTCGACCTCGTGTCCGAGATAGATCGCCGAAATGGCATCTCCGTCCTGGACGAAGCCGACGTTGCTCACATCAACGCCCTCTACGACGGCGAGGTTCGCTGCGCCGACGCCGCGCTCGGGTGCATCTTCGCCCGACTGCGGGAGCTGGAACTGTGGGGGGACACGTTCGTCATCCTGTTGTCCGACCACGGAGAGATGCTCGGAGAGCACGGGGCGTTCGGCCATGAGAATTCAATGTACGAGGAGCAGATCCGCGTGCCCCTGATCGTCCGCGGACCTGGTGTCGCCAGCCCCTCGGTCGGGCAGTCGGTGGACGGGGTGGTCGAACTGACCGACGTGGCGCCCACGATCCTGGAAGCGGCTGGCGTGGAGATTCCGTCCCGCATGGAGGGCGAATCGCTGTGGTCCGCTCTTCGCGGCGGCTCTGTCCGGCCGAGGGTGGCGGTATCTTTCGCCACGAAGGTGGGTGCGCCGGCGTCGGAAGTCCTGGACGAAGAGACCCAGCGTCAACTCCGCGCCCTGGGGTATCTGGAATGACCAGCGATCTCTGCTGGCATTGGGGCGACTGGATCAACGGGCCCGGCACCGTCGAGCCGCGGATCATCGAGGGCGACTGCGTGGACGTGATGGCGCGGCTGCCAGCCAACAGCATCGACCTGATCGCCACTTCGCCGCCCTACCCGCGGGCCCAACGCGCGCCGGAGGACCTGGGCCGCTACCGGCGGTTCGTGGGCGAAGATGGATCGGTGTTACCGGAAGCCAGCGGCATCCCCTTCGTCCGGCAGTGCGCGAAGAAACTGAAGAAGAGCACGGCACAGCACCGAGCGGAAATGTCCGAGCGCGGGCCTGCAGTTAGAGAGGGAAGACCGCCGCATCGGGACCGCGGTTTCACGCACGGCAAACCCAACCTCAAGGGCGAGACGGGCTTGCAGACGCAGATCCACCCGGACGACTGGTGGACCTGGTTCAAGCCGGCGGCGCTCGAGATGCTGCGAGTACTCAAACCGCGCCGCGCGCTCCTGCTCAACGTCGGCGGCGTCATCTGCCCGACCTGGAACCACCACACCTACGACTGGGACCTGCCGAGCAACATGCGCTCCCTGGGCTGGACGTTCGTCCGTCCGATCTACTGGGTCAAGCCCAACGGTCCGCCCACGACGGCCGACGGCACGATGACCAATAAGGTCGAACACGTCTGCTGGTTCAGCAAGGGGATTGACGACGAGCACGGGCCGATCTGGAATCCGTGGGAACTGCACCACACCAAAGGCGGGACGATCACGAAGCGTCCGATGGTCGGCAACGTCTGGGAGATAGCGGTCGGTACCACCAGGTGGCCCGAGGGCGCGGCCCACTACGCCTGCTTCCCGCTCGAGCTGGCGGAGCGGATGGTGCGGGGCTTCTCCTTCCCGGCGCGGGCGGCCGGCGGAATGTTCGAGGGGCAACAGCTCGAGGCGGACTTGCTGCTCGACCCTTTTCTGGGCAGCGGCACGACGGCGATCGCCGCGGCGCGGTTGGGCCGGCGCTGGATTGGCATCGAGTTGAATCCGGAGGGCGAGATCGACTGCGCCCGGGCGCGGTGGGCGATGGAGTTCGGAGCCCGAGGAGGATCATCCTGAAGCGGCGACACGAGAATCCCTTCTTCGTGCCGGAGGCGGCGGAGGCCTTCGGGGTCTTGCGCGAGCATGTGCGGCGGCTACTGTTGCCCTTGCTTCGATTGCTCCAACGATGGACGACAGACGCGGACAAGGAGTAGACCGAATGAACTGGCGGAACAACCCGGAGATTCAGGCGGCCCGAAACTACGGCAAGCAGTTCGACCGGCGCGCGGTCGTCGTTCTCTCGTTCGACGAGGGCGGCCGCTACTCTGTGGTCTCCTACGGCGCCAATACCGAGATCTGTAAGGCCGCCGGCAAGGTGGCCGATCAGATTGCGGACCGAATAGCCAACGGCACGATAGACGACTTGGAGGCGGCGCTGTGAGCTCCGGCATTTCCTACTGCGACGAGGTGTGGTCTCCGGTAACCGGCTGTACGCCGGTCAGCGAAGGTTGCGAGCATTGTTGGGCGCGCGAGATGACCCGCCGCTTCCCTGCCATCACCGGCGGCGACTTCGCGCCGCGATTCCACCCCGAGCGACTGGACCAGCCCCTGCACTGGCGCAAGCCACGGGTGATCTTCGTGGCGGCGATGGGGGACCTGTTTCATCAGGACGTACCCGATACCACCATTCTACACATATTCACACAGATACGTCGAGCAGACCGCCATACATATTTGCTACTCACGAAGCGATCACAGGCAATGCTGACCATCGCCACTTATCTGAGTTGGTATTCGTCCGACATTCCGGGATGTTGGCAGGCCTACATGGGTCGGCCGGGTGCAACGCCACTCCAGAATGTCTGGCTCGGCATTACCGCCGAGAACCAGCAGCGCCTCGACGAACGGGTGCCTGACCTTCTGTCGACGCCGGCCGCGCACCGCTGGCTATCGCTGGAGCCAGTGCTAGGGAGAATGAACCTCACGGGTTACCTACGAGGTCTTGGCGCTGTGATCTTTGGGGCCGAGAGCGGCCCGTACCGGAGGCCCTGTCCGCATGACTGGGCGCGGCAGGTGCGCAACCAGTGCGCGGAGGCCGGAGTCCCCTTCTACCTGAAGCAACTCGCGGAGAACGAGGACGGCACCGGGAAGGTCGTTCACCTGCCGTATCTCGACGGCCGGCAACACCTTGATCTGCCGTGGAGGGCCATACGTCCAGACGATTGACTGGGCCGCCTGGGCGCCGCGGTTCCTCGATGGGCTGACGCATCGTCCTTGACAACCCGCCGCTTCGTGGTACACTCGAAGTGAGAGCCGCCCTGCGCGGCTCTTTTTTTGTGGACGACGTGTGCCTAGAGCCGCGTCATCCGAAAACCGGGAGCGCAAATGCACATCGAGGAGCGGGCGCTGGCGGACCTGAGGCCGCACCCGCGCAACTATCGCCGGCACCCTGAGTCGCAACTCGCCGTCCTGCGGGAGAGTCTACGCGTCCACGGCCAGCAGAAGCCGGTGGTCATTCAGCCGGACGGGACGATTCTCGCGGGCCACGCGCTTATCGAGGCGGCCCGGGCCGAAGGGCTGTCGGCAATCGCGGTCCACGTCTACGACGGGCCGAATCCCGATGGCTTCCTCGTGATGGACAACCGCTCCAACGAGCTCGCCGACAACGATGGCGAGGCGTTGCTGGCCTTGCTACGGGAGCAGGAGGCGGCCGGGAGCCTGCTGGCGACGGGTTACGACGGCGCGGCACTGGCCGAACTGATCGCCGAGGTGAACGCGGCGAACCCGAAAGAGGAGACGTTCGACGCCGACGCCGCGATAGCGGCGGCCGAGCAGGCGAGCGGCCCGACCCGCGTGCAACCTGGCGAGGTCTGGCGGCTGGGCCGGCACCGGGTGATGTGCGGGGACAGCACGAAAGCCGACGACGTGGTACGGCTACTGGGGGGGGGGGGGGGCGGCCCGACCGAATCTCATGGTCACTGATCCGCCCTACGGCGTCGAATATGACCCGGCTTGGCGGCAACGGGCGGCGGAGCAAGGTCTTCTTGCCTACGCGACTCGCCGCGTAGGCAAGGTCGCCAACGACGACCGCGTGGATTGGCGCGAAGCCTGGGCGCTCTTTCCCGGCAATGTGATCTACTGCTGGCATGCCGGTCGGCATGCCAGCAGCGTGCAAGCCAGTATCGAATCCTCCGGTTTCGAGATTCGCTGTCAGATCATCTGGGCGAAGCCGCACTTTCCGATTAGCCGCGGCCACTATCACTGGCGGCACGAACCCTGCTGGTATGCCGTCCGCGAAGGTGCCAATGCCAGTTGGATAGGCGGACGCGACCAAACGACCCTGTGGGAGGTCGCCCTTGATCGAAACGTCGAGGGCGGTCATGGAACGCAGAAGCCACTCGAATGCATGGCGCGGCCCGTCCGCAATCACGAGGGCGATGTTTACGATCCTTTCCTCGGCTCCGGCACGACCTTGATCGCCGCCGAGAAGTTGGGCCGCATCTGCTACGGGATGGAGATCGAATCGCGGTACTGCGACGTTGTCCTCGCCCGCTGGGAACAATTTACCGGCCAGACGGCGGAGCGGGAGACCGACCATGCCGTGTAGACAGGTGGCGGAGAATCGCAAGCGGATCGCCGAGCGGCGCCGGAAGGTCTGGCAACTCCACGTCGTCGCCAAGCTCAGCCTGCCCGAGGTGGCGCAGCATGTCGGCGCGAGCGAGCGCACGATTCGCGTCGACCTCCACGAGACCCGCAAGGGCCTGCGGCACCTGCTACGCGAGGCCCGCGGAGCCGAGGAGGCGGTGCTCGACCAGGGCATCGACACAGCCTCCGAGATCGACGCGGTGATCCGGCAGGCCTGGAGCGACCTGGCGAAGGCGCCGGAGGGCTCGCCGGTGCGCGCCCGGTTCCTGAACGTCGCCCTGAAGGCGCTGATTGAGAAGGTAAAGGTGTTGCAGTCGCTCGGGTTGCTCGATAAAGTGCCCGACGAGGTGATCTATGGAAGCATCGGTACGGTCGACCTACCTCCAGCAGAAGCTGCCGAAGCTTACGCGGCTCTCCGCGCCTGCCTGGCAGAGATTAGACGAGGAACTTTCTCTGCGGCAGGCGGAGGCGGAAGCGAAGCGAGGCAACCTGCGGCCCTGGATCGAGGCGAACCTGTGGATTCGGACGAAGGACCGGCTGGTTCGTCCACTCCTGTTTAACTGGGCGCAGGCCGATTACTGGACGAAGCGCACCGAGCGCGACCTCATCTTGAAGGCGCGGCAGATGGGCTTTACGACGCTGACGCAGGCGACCTTCTTCGCCGATTGCGTGATGCGGCCGAACACGACCTCGGTGGTCGTGGCCCACGACCTTGACTCGACCGAGCAGATCTTCCAGATCGCTCAGCTCTTCTGGGAGCGGCTGCCCGCCTCCGCCAAGGCGATGGTTGGCAAGCCCAAATACGAGAATCGGCGGGAGTTCTTTTGGCCCCGGATCGGCAGCCGCTTCTTCGTCGGCACCGCGGGCAACGTGAAGTTCGGCCGCGGCCAGACCGTCCACAATCTGCACTGCTCGGAGTTCGCCTTCTGGCCGAACCCGGAGGAAGGACTGGCGGCGTTGACGGAGGCGGTGCCGGCGGGCGGGCGCGTCGTGATCGAATCCACCGCCAATGGCATCGGCAATCACTTTCACCGGCTGTGGCTCGGGGCGAAGGGCCGGACGAACGGCTGGAAGCGGCATTGCTACGGCTGGTTCGAGTCCGAGGGATATACTCTCGCCGGCCCGCCGTTGGGCGCGCTGGCCGCCGATGAAGTGGCTCTGCGAGAACGCTACCACCTGACCGACGACCAAATTCGCTGGCGCCGGGCGAAGCAGCGCGACCTGGGCGAGAAGTTCCGCGCCGAGTATCCCGAGAACTACGTGGACTGCTTCCTGTCTTCGGCCCGCAGCATCTTCGACATGCTGGCTCTGCGGAAGGCCATCGCCCGGATCGTTGCCGACCCACCGGGCAAGGCCGTGGCGGTGCTGGCGGCGGGCGACGCGTCGATCAACCTGGCGCCGGCGCGCCTGGTGGTCTGGAAGCAACCCACGGCGGGCGTGCTGTACGTCGTGGGCGCCGACGTGGGCGAAGGGCTTGAACACGGCGACGCGTCGGCGGCGGTGGTGCTGGAGCGCGCCACGGGAGAGCAGGTAGCCGAATTGCATGGCCGCGTGCCACCCGACCGCTTCGCCCACCTACTCGCTGCGCTGGGCCGGCACTACAATGGCGCCGAACTCGCCGTGGAGCGGAACAATCACGGGCACTCGACGCTGAACACGCTCTACAACGTCTGCCGCTACCGCCAGCTCTACTACCACCTCGATTACGACCAGGGCGGCAAGGCGAAGCCGACGGTCGGCTGGCCGACCGACCAGAAGACCAAACCGATCCTGGTAGACGACCTGGCGGCGGCGATCGTCAGCGGCGGGTTGCTGATCCGCTCGGCCGAGTTGGCGGACGAGTGCCAGAGCTTCGTGCAGACCAATTCGGGCCAGGAGGCGCAGGCGGGCGCCTTCGACGACCGGGTGATCGCGGCGGGGATCGCCTGGCAGGCGCGGAAGCGCCGGGTGACCTATCCGGTGTTGGTACGGCCTCCAGGGCTGTGAGGACGTCGGGGCGAGGGAGAAGAACGCGTGGCCGAAGGAACAGACGAGCACTGGCAGAGGTTCCTGGAGACGATGCAGGCGATGGCCGAGGAACTGGGCGGCTTTGGGGAGGCCACGTTGTCCGTGACATTCCACGAGGGTTATCCGATCACGATGGAGCGCCAGTCCGGCGTGCGCCGTTACCGCTTTGGACCCGGCGCGGCGCGATTGACGACGCGGCCGCGTCTTGTTAGAGTGAAACCGACAACCGCATAACCGGGCCTACCCACGTCACGACGACGAGGCGGACCTTTACTCCGGCGACGGAGAGGGTCCGCCTTTTTGCTACCGGGCAGGCCGAATCGAGGACGAGATGCCACTGAGCTTTACGATGTTTCCGCCGACAGACCAGGCCTTGCGGTTGGCCGCGTACGAGCGCTTCGAGAAGCTGTTCCTCGGCCAGCACCGCGAGCCCTTCGGCGTCAAGCCGGGGCCGTTCCAGACCAAACGATATATCGTCGCCAACTTCTGCGGATTGATCTCGAAGTTGTGCGCCGACCTCCTCTTCGGTGAAGAGCCGGATTTCCTGAATCCGGACGAGGACGAGAAGGGGCAGGAGGCGCTGGATCGCCTGACCGGCGCTTCTTTCCACACCATGAACTACGAGTCGGAATTGTCCAACTCGTTCCGCGGCGATGCGGTCTACAAGGTGCGGTGGGGCGAGCGCGTCCCGAAGTCCGGGAAATCCGAGGCGCTGATTGAGGAGATTTCGCCCTCGCTTTACTTCCCCGAGGTGAACCCGGCCGACTTTCGCCAGGTGACGCGCGTCGCCTTGGCGTGGAAGGTCGCCGCGGACCGGCGGTTCTTTCTGCGCGCCGAGGTGCACGAACCCGGGATCGTCCGGCAGGAGCTGTGGCAGTTGTCGCCGGGCGGAAAGATCGGTGCGCAGGTCCCGCTCAACACCGTCGAGGCTTTCGCCGACCTAGTGGAAGAGGAGCCGACTAAGCTCGACCACATCCCGGTCTTCCACGTCCCGAATTTCCGCTATGGCAGCCGCTTCTGGGGCATGAGCGATTACGAGGGCATCGAATCGCTATTCGAGGCGGCCAACAACCGCCTGACGCAGATGGATCAGATTCTCGACAAGCACGCTGGGCCGAAACTCTCCATTCCCGACAGCATGGTCAACGAGGATGGCACGATCCGGCTGACCTCGCTCGAACTCATCCCGTTGAAGCCGGGCGAACAACCGCCGTCGTATCTGACCTGGGAAGGTCAGCTCCTGGCGGCCGACCGGCAGGTAGACCGCCTGATCGAGTTGATGCTCATCCTATCGGAGACCTCTCCGGCGACGCTGGGACTCGACAAGTACGGCGTTGCCGAGTCCGGACGCGCCCTGAAATTGCGACTCCTGCGGACACTGGCGAAGGTGAACAGGAAGCGGCTCTATTACGACGCCGCGCTCCGAGCCGCGTTGCTGACGGCGCAGCAGTTCGAGGCCGTCTTCGGCAAGACTGACTACGAACCGGCCGAGCCGACGATTCAGTGGGCCGACGGTCTGCCGGAGGATATGATGGAGCAGGCGCAGATCGAGAACTTGCGCTTCGCCGCCGGCAACACCTCTGTCGAGTCTTCGATTCGCCGCCTGGACGGCCCGGATGCCGTCGAGGGAGAACTGGTCAAGATCGCCGCCGAGCAGGGCCAGGAGCGGACGCTGACGGGTGCTGGGGGCCCGGGTGAGCGGCAGACCGAACCGGTGCCGCCGGTAACGCCCGAACAGGTGGCCGCGGGCGCGGGACGATGAAGGCGAGGTGAGCGGGATCTTCCACAGCAAGGTCTTCGGCTGCGTGAACAAGCGGCGCCGACGCGAACTCGGCCTTGTTGGCCACCGCCGGGAAGATGTGTGGCGGCTCATGGCCGAGCAGGAAGCGAAGCTGACGGCCGTGGCGAGGCTGGCCGCGTATCGGCGGCTCCCCTGGTGGCGGCGGCTGTGGGCGCGTCTGCGGGCACTGTGCGCGCGGATCTGGTCTCGACTGGTGCGGGAGAGATAGGTGACCGGCGAAATCCACTCCGGCAACGGAGCAATGTCCCCTGTCGTGGCGGAGCAAATTCGGTATTTCATCAGCACCCTGAGACAGGACTGGGATACCTCCCGTGATCTCTACCAGGAGGCCGAAGTGGCTATCTGGGAGGCGGCCACCCAGCGGGCCACTGAGGACTGTCACGCCTACCTCATCAAGACTGGAATCGGCGCTATCCGTCATTGGCTCCGTGACCGGTCTCGTCTGATCCGGATTCCCGGCTACCTTCAGGAAAGCGGTCAGACCGCCACCTACGCCAAAACGATTGTCCCTCTGGATGATGTCAGCGAACATCTGGGGACCGACTTCGAGCACGAGGACCTGGACCGCATCCGCCTGGACGACCAGCGCTCCATGGTCGAGCAGCTCCTCCCCCGGCTGACTCTCGCCGAGCGTAACGTGATGCAACTCCTCCTCCGCGGGCGCAGCATCCGCGAGATCGCCCGCCAGCGGCAAGTGGAAGAGGGGTGTATCTATGCCCAGCAATCCCGGGCCGTTCGTAAACTTCGCCGTCTCCTGAAGGTGAGGGCGACATGGCCCGTCGCCGGATCGCTGCGGTCCGCCACCAGCCGCGGCCGGGAGAAGTAGGATGAAGGGCGCACTGAACCCCGAACGCGTCAAGGCGTTCACCGATGCCTTCGACGGTCCGCTGGATTCGCTGGCGGCGCTCTACCGCAAGGCGGCGGCGGACGCGCTGCGAATCCTGACCGACGCGTCGTCCACGTTGGCGGCCCGGCAGCGCGCCAAGGCCTTGCTGCGCCAGTACCAAGTCATCCTCGCCAACCTGCGCGACGAGTCCGCCTTGTGGATCGAGACGAACCTGCCGAAGGCCTACGGCCTCGGACTGTCGTTCGCTGATGAGGGCGTAGCGAATATCCGACGCGCCGGCATCAACCTCGGCACGCCGCAACGGGCGGCTTTCGCCCAGGTGCACCGCGAGGCCGTGGCGGCGGCGGTCCAGGAGATGCTGCGGACCGCAGACTTTGCCCTCGCCCAGATTGGGCGCCGGGCTGGCGATACGTTCCGCAAGGTCGGCGTCGAGGAGGTGGCCAGGGGCGTGGCCGAGGGGCTGAGCCGCGTCGACGTGAGCCGGAACATCAAGGCCCGGCTACTGGCGGAGGGCAAGCACTACTTCACGGACCGGAGAGGCCGGAAGTGGGACCTCGACCGCTATACCGAGATGGTGGCGCGCACGACCACGCGGGAGGCGACGGTCCAGGGAAGCGTTAACCGGATGCTGGAGCACAATGTCCAGCTCGCTCGGATCGTACCCCACCCGGCCATAGATTTCTGCCTTCCGTTCCAGGGCAAGGTTTTCTACATCGGCCCGGAGCCGAACCCGACGCAGTATCCCGGTATCTCGGCCATGCCGGGAGGCAAGTTGCCGCCGTGGCACCCTCAGTGCAAGGATTCAATCGCTCCCTTCGTCCTGGCCCTCGCCACGAAAAAGGAAATGACGGCTGGCGAGATAGACCCGACCTGGCTCGGAAGGACGCCGGCGGAACTGGAGCGGCAACTTCGGCGCAGTCGCCCTTGACAACCTAGCCGGCCGTGGTATGATGGACTTGTCGTCGCGTCCCTCATCCAGGGGGACGAGGATTGAAACGTGACAACCGAATAGCCGCCCACCCACATCACGCAGATGAGGCGGGCTTGTCGGCAGAACCCTTGAACGGAAACGAGGGCTGTGCCCGACAAGCCCGCTTTTTTGTTGGCCCGCCGTCGCCAAGGCTATGGCGGGCAGGCCCCGCGGAGGCAACAGTGCAGGCGACGATCGAGACGATAGCGGTTGAGCGCCAGACCGCCGAGGCGCTGGCGGAGGAGTGCGTCCGCTGCATGGAACTGCTCGACCAGCTCCAGCGGCGGTTCCAGTCGCTGGCGATGGCGGTCGCGAAGTTGGAAGTCGGACGTTCGCTGGATTCGGGTACGCAGGCCTGTTTCCATCGCGTATGCGAGGCGGCCGCCGCCGGCGCCCCCGAAGCGCTCAAGCAGTGGGCGGGATTCCGGGCGGGCCCGGGGCCGTCGAGCGATTAGGGGGGCGAACGTGGCGATCAAGATTGACAACGCGACCATCTCGGACAAGCCGTGGGGCGACGTGGACAAGGCCGCCCTGGGGAAGAAACTCGCCGACGCCGGCGACGCGGCGGCGATCCGCGAGGCCTTCGCCTACGTGCCGGACTTGGAGAAGCGGAGTGAGTGGGGTGGGCCGCATCACGAACTGAAGGGCGACACGCTCGTCGTCAACCGCGCCGGCGTGCACGCGTTGGCGGCTGTGCTGAGCGGTGCCCGGGGCGGAGTGAAGTGGCCGCGGGCGGCCAAGGTCGCCGCGTTGGCCCATGTGCGGCGCCACTACGCGAAGATGGATGAAGAATTTCCGAAGGATTGAACGGGAGGTCGACGATGGCGGAAACGGGCAAGGACGTTTACATCGTGCCGAAAGCGCAGTGCAACAACTGCGGGGCGACCTCAACCAGTCTGGTCATTCCGCGGGGCAAGCGCGTGAACGAGGCATTGTGTCCGGCGTGCGGGTGCAAGGACGTGATGTACCGGGTCAGCGAGGGCGGCCCGGGGATGGTGGGATAAGCGGAGACTCTCTCCGTTTCCATAGACGCGGCCCGGCGCGGTGAAGCCGAGCGAGACGCCGACGGGCGGTTAAAAACGGGAGGGAATTATGGCGGCTGAAGGCGACAAGCAGAAGCAGGAAGAGAAGCCGGGCGAGGGAGCGGGCGGTGGCGCGCCTGCCGCGGACGCCGGCAAGACGACGGAAGGCCAGACCGCGACGGCGGGGTCACAGCCGGACGGCTTTCCTATCGTGCTGACGGACGAGCAGAAGGCGGCCATTCTGGCGGGGCGGCCGCTCGTGCTGAGCGATGACCAGTATACGAGCGGAGTCCGTTCGCAGATGGAGTCCGAGCGCCGCGGCCGGCGGACGGCCGAGAAGGCATTGGCCGACATCGCCGCGCAGAAGGAGACGGACGAACGCAAGGCGTTGGAGGAGCAGGAACGGTACAAGGAACTGTACGAGAAGGAGAAGGTGAAGGGCGAGACGTTGACCGCCGATCGCCGCTCCGACCTGATCCGTTCCGACTTCCTGGTACGCGCCATCCAGGCTGGCATCGCCGACCCGAAGGTGGCCTATCTCATCGCGCAGACCTTGCCGGACTTCTCTGGCGTGACGATTGGCGAAGATGGCGAGGTCACCGGGGCGGACAAGCTCGTCGAGGCGCTCGTGAAAGAGAAGTCCTACCTGGTCACCGGGAAGCCAGCGTCGACCGTGGGAGCGCCGACGAATCCGGGGAAGACGGA